GGCTGAGAGCCGCCCCTACGGCGCAGATCGATGGACCGGCAGGGTACCACGGGCCGTCGAGGGCGCCGGCCCCTACAGGGCGAGGGCGCGGCCGAGAAAGTCGCTGAACAGAGCGGCAAGGGAAAAGCAAGCCAATGAGCCGAGCCGAGCGGCAAGGGCTTAGCTGTGCATTGAACAGAATGGCCATGGCTACGCGGATCGGAGATAAGCAGAGCATGGCAAGGGAAAGCGGCTGCGGAGCTGCGCGGAGACCAGCTTGGAAGGGCGACAGCTTAGCTCAGAAGCGCAAGGCTGAGGCAAAGCTGTGGGAGGCAATGCAGAGGCATAGCTGCTCAGTGAACCGCAAGGGTGGAGCAGGGCTGAGAACGGCGATGGCTTCGCGGAGCGGAGATAAGCGGCGGCAGGGCAGGAAAAAGCTGCGGCAAAGTTCCGTGTGGAGTTGCATGGCAAGGGCAAATCAGGGACCGGCACGGCTACGGAATCGCTACGAAAAGCAGAGGCAAAGCTACGTCGGGCACCGCGAGGGCGGAGCTGAGCGAAGACCAGCTCGGAAGGGCTGAGGCAAAGCCACGTGTGACAAAGCGGCGGCAAAGCTGTGGGAGGCAATGCAGAGGCAAGGCTATTCAGAGAACAGCAAGGGCGGAGCAGGACAGGGCTGAGAACCGCGGAGGCATAGCCTTGAATGCGGAGCTGCGCCAGGACAAGGCCTTGAGACGTACGGCGAGGGCAAAGCGGAGAACAGTTGAGCAATGGCATTGCACGGATCAGCTTAGAGCTGTAGAGAGGAGAGAACAATGGCAAAATGTCGGGCGTGCGGGAAGCCGATCACCTTTATCCGCATGCGGTCGGGGAGGGCGATGCCCTGTGATCCCGGCCTTGTGGAGTACTGGGAAGCACCCGGGGTGAGCGGAAAGATCATCACGCCGAAGGGAGAGGTCCTCAGCTGTTATTACAGCGGCGAGAGGGGAAAGAGCACCGGCGTGGGGTACAAGCCCCACTGGGGGAGCTGTCCCAGTGCGGAGAAATTCAAGGAGAGGAGAGCGAGAGCGTGAGGCTGAGCTATCAAGGAAAGCACCTGGAGCGGGGGAGCGGGAGGACACCTCATCCGGCGCTGCGCGCCACCTTCCCCTCCGAGGGGAAGGCAAGAGAAACGGGGGACGGATTGCCACGTCGCTTCGCTCCTCGCAATGACATGCGGGAGAGGGGAGAGCGGGCCGCCAATGGCTCCTGCCCGTCCGGGAATGGAAGGGGAAGGCTGAATGAGGTCCTGGAGTTGGAATTGGAGACCTGGGATGCGATCCGAAGCCTGAACAAGGGCATACAGATCATGCGACTGATCCAGGACGGACGGAGGGCGATGCTATGACGTACAGAGATAAGTTCATCGAGGACCATCCTGAAATCCCGAAAAAGCAGATCCTGCACGAGGGGATTCCCGTCTGTCCCTCGGATTGCGGCTATGAGCCGGAAGATACGCCATGCCCCTATTTGGATGGGAGCGGGACCTGCAAGAGCTGCTGGGAGCGAGAGGCGCCGGAGAAGACGGAGTGACGGCAATGCGGGCCGTCGAGGGCGCCGGCCCCTACAGAAGGGACAGGGGGAACAGACGAGCGCCTGCAGGAGCGGAGAGGAAGGAGGCAGGATATGGGATTTACTCCGGAAGAGCTGGAGGCCATGCGGCTGGCCGATGAGGAGATCGAGAAGGAGTGGGAGGAGGGCAGCTTCGACGACGAGCGGGATCTGAACAGGGAGATTGATGCCTGGCTGGATAACGCCGCCGCAAAAGAACGCCTCACCAATAGGGAATACAGCCGACGGAAGACCAGGCAGATGTCCCAAGCCGCTTATCGAGAGAACCACAGAGATGAGATCAGGGCTTATCAGGCGGCGTATTTTCAAGCCAACAGGCAGAAGCTGGCCGACAAAAGACGCGCTTATCGCTTGGCCAATCGGGACCTGATCCAGGATCTGGAGGCTGATTATCGGCGGAGAAATCGGAAAAAGATCCGGGAGAGACAGAGGGCGTGGGAGGAAAAAAACAAAGCCGCCATCTCCGATCGGCACCGTGAGTACTGCGAAGCTCACAAGGAGGAGCTCGCGGCCAAGCGGAAGGCCTGGTATTCGGCCCATCGGGAAGAAATCCTTGCCCAGAAAAGAGAATATCACGAGGCCAACAAGGAAGAGATCCACGAGAAGAAAAGGGCGTACCACGAGGCCAATAGGGAAGCGATCTGTGCTAAATCGAGAGCTTACTACAAGGATCACAAGGAGGAACTCGCGGCCAAAAAAGCGGAGTACCGCAGAACGCACAAGGAGGAGCTCGCAGCCAAGAAGAAGGCCTGGTATCAGGCCCATCGGGAAGAGATCCTGGCGAAACGGGCAGCAGCGAGAGCGGCCAAGCGGGAAGCGGAGAAAAAGGAGAAAGAAGAAAATGCAGATATGGATATGGCGTAAATTCTCGGAGCTTGTGGTCACGGCTGTGCTGGTCGCGGCGGTGATCCTTATAATCTACGCCTGCTGTTGGATATCGGCCAGGGAGGAGGAGCAGGATGAACAGAAAAAGAGAACCAAATGAGATCCCATGGATGACCCCGGAGGACATCTGCAAGGAGTATAGGACCGCCAGGGACAAGAAGTATGAGGTCAAGGTCCTGTCGGAGCTGAACAACTGTTCAAAGAAAGCGATCGTCGATATCCTCATTGCCGGCGGGGAGAAGGTGGACAAGCGCTGGGGCGGCGTGAGCCGGAGCAGGACTGCAGAGACACGGGTCGTCGAGGCGCCGGTCCCTATTGATCCGTCCTATATCGAACATACATACTACGAGGAGGAGCCCTCTCAGTCACTGCCTGAGGCTGTGACAGTTTCCTCAGAGGAGGAGCCAAGCCAGGTGCGGCCGACACAAATGCCGCCCGCAAAAACAGCTCCACCAGAGGGGGAGCCGAGGAATGCGGAACACCGTGGCGGAATCACTGCGGGACAGTTGCAAAGGCTCCTGGGAGAAATCCCGGGGAACGCGATTTTGCTGGCGGAAGGAAAAGCGATTGCCGGTCTGAAGCTGACGATGGTGTATTCCATCAATGGGATGGATGGCAGCCAGCTGGAACTGGTGACCGGAGACCTGAGCGGGCGGGCGAACTTAGATCGCTCCTACGATTGGAGATCGAGAGACGATATCTTTCTTTGTGATAATGCAAAGGAATAGCACAGATCGGCAATGTGCTGCTGCGCGGCGGCAATGAATGGCAAGGCAGCGGCGAAGCTGAGCACCGATCAGCTGTGGCACAGATGAGCACGGGCCAGCTGTGGCAAGGCCATGCAACACAATGAAGAGAAGGAGAGAAACACATGAGCGTTACACCTTTTAAGACAAGCGAGCAAAACCGGGAATGGGTGAACCTGAAGCTCCTGGTCAAGAAGGCGGCCAGGAAGGCCGCCATGGGAGGAAGCAAGGCGACGGGGGAGCGGGAGAGAACGGAAGCTTCTCCCTCATTCGGCGCTTCGCGCCACCTTCCCCCGCTGGGGGAAGGCTTGGAGGAGGGGAAGCGGGCGGCTGATAGCCGCCCCTACGACATGGACGGGAAAGATCTTCAGGTGGAGGGGATGGATCCCATGCATTTCTTCTACGCCTTCTGCGATGAGCAGACCAGGCGCTTTCGAGCGGAGGAAGAGGCGGAGAGTATGCGGAAGGGCCTGGTCATGGCGCTGAAGGACAATGCCCGCCTACGCCGGGAGAATGACAGGCTGCGGGCTGAGGCGGCGGTAAATGCCGCGAAAGAGGCGGCCCGTGGGTAGGATCAGAGGCCGAGAGGGCACACCGTACACCGCCGTATTCAGTATCCCGGACAATGAGATTGATCCCGTGGAGCGGCTGCGGCTTGCAGTGGTGCTCCTGGCCATGGAGGACTGGCGGAACCTTTGGCGGGCGGATCCCGTAAAGCATTCCCACAGAAGCGATCATACCTTATGCCGGGAGAGCTCCCTTCGGGCGTTTTTCCGCAGCGACTGGGGGGGCATGATGTGCGGAGGACGGGAAATGGAGCCGATATTGGAGCGGATCCGGCGGGAGGAGTTGGACAGGCGGAAGGGGACGGGGGATGCGGACGAGCGCCCGCAGGCGCTGAGTAAGCGAGCAACCGACGCCCCAAGGACGAGAGACGCGGATTGCCACGTCGCCGCGAGCGGCTCCTCGCAATGACAGAAGAAGCTGGGAGGCAGATGCAAGGGGCGGCGGCTCTCAGTGTGAAGTGCAGCCCCTACATAAGGGACAGGAATGAATTGCACAGCTTGTAAATACGCGGTGCCGGTAGAGCTGGGGGCCGGGAACGGACGGCAATATTCCATGCGCTGCCAGCATCCGGAAGCGGGGAACTGGAAGGGGCGGATCCTGATGAATCCGCGGAAGGGACCCGTCAAAAGCAACTATGAGGCGCCGGCCTGGTGCCCGAGGAGGAGACATGGCGACGGCAGTTGTTTGGAGAAAGAGCGCCTATGAATCCGGGAAGTGCCCGGAGTGCGGTCAGCAGGTCATGGCGGACGACTTTAGCCCCACCAATGTGCGGGAGCAACTGAGCGCACGAAAGATCTGGCTGATGTGTGATTTCTGCGGTACGCCGGTGGCGTACGAGGAACCGTATCATGGCGAGGGAAAACCGGGCGAACGAAAAGGCAAGTGGCCCGGACTTTGATTTAGACGATTTGAAGGAGATATACACATGGGAGCGAAACAGAGCGGCGTTATTCGGATGATCCAGAAGGTGAGAGAGGAAGAGCGGCAGCGCTACTCAATGCAACTTCAGGCCCATGCAGTGATTTATAAGCAGGCGATGGCAGACATTGCCCAGATCTCCCTGGCGGAGGCTTTCCCGGAGGGCGCGGAGAGGATCCCCGCCTTTGTAGAAAAGCTGGGGCAGAATTTTGAGGAGTTCTGCGACCTCTGGAACGAGGACACCAGAGATCGGGAGTACGCCCTGGACCGCCTGGACACGAGGCTGCAGCAAGTGGCGCAGGAGAGCTTTCAGCCATTCCCGGAGCGCTACGGTATGAGCATTGAGCAAGGCCGGGGCATTATTCGGGACCGAGAGTTGGAGGAAAGGACGACATGAGGCCGATACATAAAAAGGCCCAGACAGATCTTTTTGATGAGATCATCGTGGTGGGCTTTGCGGGAGGCGGAGGATCTTGCACAGGGATCTCCGAGGCCACGGGACGGGTGCCGGACATCGCCATCAACCACGATGCAGAGGCCATCCGGCTTCACCAGACCAATTACCCATTTACAGAGCACTACCAGAGCGACATCTTTGAGGTGGACCCGCGGGACGCCTGCAGAGGGAGGCAAGTGGGGCTTGCCTGGTTTTCCCCAGATTGCCGCCACTTTTCCAAGGCCAAGGGGAAACCATTGGTGAATCGCAAGATCCGGGGCCTCTCCTGGGTGGTGCTGAAATGGGCAATGGACGTCCGGCCCCGGGTGCTGATGATGGAGAACGTAGAGGAGATCCAGACCTGGGGGCCACTGATCCCCGCAGGGCTCGACAAGGACGGAAACGAACAATGGATGCCGGACCCGGAACGGAAGGGAGAGACCTTCCAGGGCTTCCTTATGATGCTTTCCACCGGGATTTCCAAAGATCATCCCGCGCTTTTGGAGGCCTGCGAGTTCCTGGAGATCGACCCGAAAGGGGCCGAAGCGGCACGGCTTTGTCGCGGCCTAGGTTACCGGGTGGAGCACCGTGAGCTGGTAGCTGCAGATTACGGAGCACCCACCACAAGAAAACGCTTTGCGATGGTGGCACGGTGTGACGGGCGGCCCATCATATGGCCGGAAAAAACCTACGGCCCCAGAGACAGCGAGGAGGTACGCAGTGGGAAACTGCTCCCCTGGAGGAGTGCCGCGGAGATCATCGACTGGAGCCAGCAAACCTATTCTATCTTTGCCACCAGACAGGAGATCAAGGAGAAATACGGTGTCAACGCCATCCGGCCCCTGGCAGACAACACCCTGCGGAGAATCATTCGGGGCGTAGATAAGTTCACAATCAAGAGCGGCAAGCCCTTTATCGTACCGACGGGCTACGGCGAACGCAAAGGGCAGGCACCCAGGGTCCACGACATCGAAGATCCGGTGCCGACCGTGGTCTCCACCTGCAAGCAAAACCTGGTGCAGCCTGTCATGGCACCCATTACATTCTCGAACACTGGTAGCAGTGTCGGCACTCCGGCAGATCGGCCGGTACATACCATCAGGAGCGCAGGAGGCCAAGCCCTTGCCTGCGCCAATCTCATCCAGTATCACACGGAGCAAACGGAGAACGCGCGGAACAGCGGGCTTGACGCTGCGCTCCCCACCGTGGACGGGGCCAACCGCCACGGTTTGGTCTCTGCCTCTCTGGTGGAGTATTTTGGAAACGGAAATCCGCTGGATCTGAAGGATCCGCTTCACACCGTAACGGCCCGCGACCGGGAGGCGCTGACATCGGCAATCCTGCAGCCATTCCACGCGGGAGGCTATCACGGAAAAGGGAACTCTCCGGCCGCACCGGTGAACACGATCACATCTTCCGGCGGTCAATCAATGGTGCTGTCCCACATCGTTGAATTCAAGGGACAGGACATCGGACAGCGCCCGGACAAGCCTCTGCGGACCATCACCGCCAGCGCGGGAGAGTTCGCCGTGGCCGAGGTGAAGGTTGCTCGACGCGAGGAGCGGACAGAGGATCGCCGCCCCTACGGATATTGGCCGGAGATCCGGGCGCTACTTAACAAATACTGTGGCTACGCGCTGGAAGATGATGAAATCTTGCTGCTGCAGATCAACGACGCCTGGTACTACATCACAGACATCTCCATGCGGATGCTGACGCCGCGGGAGCTTTACAACGCAATGGGATTCCCGCCCGATTACATCATTGACCATGATTGGACAGGTAGGGAGTACCACAAGACCCAGCAGGTCGCCAAGTGCGGGAACGCGGTCCCACCCCCGATGGCAAGGGCGCTGGTGTGGGCCAACTTCCCGGAGTGGCGGCGGAAAGGAATCAACACCATGGAGGAGCTGGAGGAGGCTGTAGCGGTATGACGATCCGTGAACTTGCCAAAGTGACGTGGACGATTACACGACTGGATATTACCGCCCGTGATGAAAACACCTGTTACCTACACCGCTGGATCATTGGAGAAGCAGCCCCATTTATTGGGTATGGCGGCCTCTTCTGGGATATTGCAAAGGGTAAGGTAAGCGATATTGAGAAAAAAATCAACGTCCACGGCAACCGGAAAACCAACGGGCAACAGGAAACGGGGTGGGGCCTTGACGAGGCCGCACTCCCTGCGGAGCTGCTGAACGCAGAGATTACGTGCCTTGGAATGCATTGCAGAGATGGCGTTGAGTACGAGGTAAGTGTTGATATCGCGCTTCCGGCGCTGACAGCGGAAATGCTGAAAGCACAGATGGGCCAATTTGAGCGCAAGCGAGGATGAGTCATGACCTACAGAGAATTCCTTGAAACAAAGATCGAGACGGCGCCGGTGAGCGGCTTTGATGTCGGGGAGGATGAACTCTCCCCGGCACTGAAGCCCCACCAGCGGGACGCGGTGCGGTGGGCGCTCCACGGCGGCAGGCGGGCGCTGTTTGAATCCTTCGGCCTGGGAAAAACGGTCCAGGAGCTGGAATACTGCCGCCTCATCCTGGAGCACAAGGGCGGGAGGGCTCTGATTGTCCTTCCTCTGGGCGTCCGACAGGAGTTTACCCACGACGCGAGGGAGGTCTTACATATCGATCCGCCTCGATACATCACAACGATGGAAGAGTTGAACGGCGACGGCCTCTACATGACCAACTATGAGCGGGTGCGGGACGGCGACATCGATCCCACCGCCTTCAGCTGCTGCGTACTGGATGAGGCTGCGGTGCTGCGGAGTTTCGGCAGCAAGACCTATCAGACCTTCCTTCCCAAGTTCAAGGGGGTGGAGTACAAGCTGGTGGCTACGGCCACGCCGGCGCCGAACCGGCTCAAGGAGCTGATCCATTACTCCGGATTTGAGGAGGTTATGGACACGGGACAGGCGCTGACCCGCTTTTTCCAGCGAGACAGCACCAAAGCCAACAACTTAACTCTCTATCCTCACAAGGAAGAGGAGTTCTGGCTCTGGGCATCCTCCTGGGCGCTGTATATCACCAAGCCCTCCGATCTTGGGTACGACGATGAGGGCTACGAGCTGCCGCCCCTGGAGATCCGTACCCACTGTATTCCCAATCCCAACCGCAGCCACATGGACAAGGACGGGCAGATGAAGATCCTGAACGACGCGGCCACCAGCCTCATGGAGGCGGCAAGGGAGAAGAAGGAGAGCATCGAAGCCCGCTGTCAAAAGGCGAAGGAGATCGTGGACAGCGACCCGGAGGCCAACTTCATCCTCTGGCACGATCTGGAGGCGGAGCGGCATGAGCTGAAACGGCTCATGCCGGAGATGGTAGATATCTACGGCGCGATGGACTATGACGAGCGAGAGAAACGGGTGATCGACTTCTCCGAGGGACGGACGAGGCTTTTCGGCACCAAAAAGAGCTTGTCCGGCGTAGGCTGCAACTTCCAGTACCATTGCCACCGGGAGATCTTTGTGGGGATCGACTACGAATTCCATGACTTTATCCAGGCGGTCCACCGCTGCTATCGCTTTCTCCAGAAGGAGAAGGTGATCATTGACATCATCTACACCGAGGCGGAGGAGCCCATCTACCGGGCGCTCCGAGAGAAATGGAAAAACCACAACGAGCAGCAGGAGAAGATGCGGGAGATCGTGAAGAAATACGGTCTCACCGGGGAGGTACAGATGGAAAAGCTCAAGCGGAGCATCGGCGTTAACCGGGTAGAGGTCTCCGGGAAGCGCTTTGTGGCCGTCAATGCCGACTGCGTAGAGGAGACGGCCCGGATGGATGAGAACAGCGTGGACATGATCCTGACATCCATCCCCTTCAGCAATCACTACGAATACACCCCAAGCTACAACGACTTCGGTCACAACGAGAACACGGAGCGGTTCTTTGAGCAGATGGACTACCTGAGCCCCAACCTCCTCCGGGTATTGAAGCCCGGACGGGTGTTCGCCTGCCATGTCAAGGATCGGGTCCTGTTCGGGAACGCCACCGGGACCGGGATGCCGACAATGGAGCCCTTCCATGCACTCTGTATCCAGCACTATATGAAGCACGGCTTCCAGTATTTCGGGATGATTACCGTGGTGACGGACGTGGTGAGGGAGAACAACCAGACCTATCGCCTGGGATGGACCGAGCAGTGCAAAGACGGGACCAAGATGGGCGTTGGATGTCCAGAGTACATCCTGCTTTTCCGGAAGCTGCCCACGGATACTTCCACGGCCTACGCCGACACACCGGTGAAGAAGAGCAAGGATGAGTACACCCGGGCCCAGTGGCAGATCGATGCCCACGGCTTTTGGCGATCCTCCGGAGATCGGCTCCTTACCAAGGATGAACTGGAGAAGATGCCCATTGACCGGCTCCAGGCCGCGTATCGGAAATACAGCAGGGATACGGTCTACAGCTATGAGGAGCACGTCGAGCTTGCAAAGAAGCTGGACCAAGACGGACATCTCCCCGCCACCTTTATGGTGGTGGCGCCGGGATCCTGGAGTGAGGAAGTCTGGGACGATGTGAACCGAATGCTGACCCTGAACAGCGAACAGAAGCGGAGGGACCTGCAAATGCACGTCTGCCCTCTGCAGTTCGATATTGTGGACAGGCTCATCAATCGCTATTCCAACGAGGGCGATCTGATCTTTGACCCCTTCGGCGGCATTGGAACCGTGCCACTCCGGGCGCTGAAGCTGGGACGGAAGGGAAGGATGACGGAGTTGAACGCTGATTATTTCCGGGACGCCGTTGGGTACCTGGATGCGGAGGAAGAAGAGCAGGACCAGCCGACACTGTTTGATTTCATGGAGAGTGCCGTATGACCGAGTTTAAGCCTTGTCCCTTCGGAAATGCTCGATGCTTATGCCAGGACTGTGAATCAAATGCTGTTTATGAAGAATGCAATCATGGCTTTTGTATCGAGTGCATTGAATGCGAGGATGCCGGAAAGCAAGCCCATGATGTGTATCTCTGTACTGGACATAAAAGGAGGAGCGGGAATGAGTGATGAAGCCATTGTCCAGGGGTTTTCCAGGTGCGAGGCGGAGTGCTCTAAATGCAGAATCCGCGAGCAGAGCAAATGCGGATGGCAGAAGGAGGAGCAGGAGGCCAGGATCCGAAGAGGCCTAAAGCAAGATGAGGCTGGGCTTTGGCACTATGTGCCGACGCCTGTAGGCTTTGCCTTAACTACAAATAATCACTGAAGGGACAGAGGAGGCTTTGATTGTGAGGCGCAAAGGTTGTGAGGGGTGTTGCTATTATCCGTCAGTCCATGGAAGGAGTTTCGGAGTTGGCTGTGATTTCGCAGCCTACAACGAATGCTCCAGGCATGCCATGCTGAGAAGTATGCTGGGAGAATCCGCGACGGAGAAAGAGATCCGTCGGCTACTGAAGGAGACGCCGTGCAGACTTTATACTCCCGCCGGGTGCATCAATTGCTTTTATGCGAAGAAAGACGGATTTGATGTCACCTGCATCTATGATGTGCGGACTGGCACCTCCAGGGAGGAAGTGCTTGGCGAGATCCTTGGCCCCAATGCCACGGCAGAGGATATCAAAAAGGCCATGGATTCCAACCCTTGCCCTCTTCATAAGAAAGACAGGGGAATCAGGAGTTCGAGCGATCGAAATCGATAAGGAAAGGATTTGAGCACGATGAAGAATGAAGCGATCGGGCGGCTTTTGAAGCAGAGCGGAAGAAGCACGGTCTTTTATCAGTACGACGAAAATGGGGAGGTCCTGCGGCAGTATATCTCCAACGGCTATGCCGTCTACCCCGTGGATGAGCGGATGCCGATTCTGGATGAGGCGGCGATCCGACTCTTTTTTCGCTTGCCGGAGGATGAGGACAAGCTGGTGATCCACGAGAGGACCATGCCGGAAAGCCTGGACTTTGAGGACCTCAGCGCCCTGAGCGAGTGCCTTATGCGGCAGGGGAAGATCTCCATTTTATATCAGGGAAAGAGACTGCTGCCCCTTTACGATGTCCGCGGGCGCTGCTGGCTGTTGGACACGGCCTATCTCAAGCCGCTGGATGACATGGACGGGGTCACGCTTCACCTCACGGAGTTCGGCGATGGCCACATGATCGTGGCCAAGCAGGGCCTGGTGACCTGGGCAATGATCGTTCCCACACCGCCGGTGGATGATATGCTGCAGGAGCTGCATGAGGCGGACAGCACACTGGAGCGGCAGGTCTATGCGTCGGTGGAGGATGGGCAGATGAGCATGGAGGAGACAGGAGATGCGGGCGGCTGATAGCCGCCCCTACGGCGGAAACGTCCACGAGCGGGCGATCACAGATCGCCCCTACGGCGGTAAGTGGACCCCACCGGAGCCCAGCGAAGCGGGTCCGGTGGGGAAGACGACGAGAACGCCCGAGGGTGAGCCGGGGCTTGAGAGCCCCGGCGAACGTTGCGGGCGTTACGAGGAGGACAGGGAGGGCACGGGTATCTCCGTTTGTATGAAGGTTCCGACGGTGGAACGGAGCCTGCATAGAGACGGTGACAGGTCCCTACGGGGACGGGGGACGAGGCGGAGACGTCAGGGGACGCGCAAGCGAGCAACCGACGCCCCAGGGGACGGGGGATGCGGATTGCCACGACCAACGCTGCGGCGCTGGTCTCGCAATGACAGAAGAAGGAGGGAAGAGCATGATCAGGGTGAAGACAAGGACATTCAGCGGGGCCGTCTGCGAGCAGATGGTCTTTAGCATGTCGGAGAAAGGGGACCGGAAGAACGCGGCGCCCCGGCCCAGATTCAAGACGCCCGAGGACCGGGAAAAGCATCGGGCGGAGATCAGCCGCCGGCACCATGCTCAGCTGGTCAACGAGAACTTCCGGCCCGGTGATCTCTACTCCACCCTGACCTTTGATGATGAAAATGAGGTCCTTTTCTTCAAGGACGCTAAGCGGATCCGGGACAACTTCCGCCGTCGATTGCGGAGGAAGTACCCGGACGCGGTGATTTTCCTCTATCTTGGGCGGGGTAAAAACACGGAGCGGATCCACATGCACGGCATCACCCACGGGATCCCCGAGGAGGAGCTCATTCGACAGTGGCCATACGGTGAGGTGCGTCGGATCGTCAAGCTTCGGGAGAACTGTAAGTATGACGGAGTGGACTACGGAGCGGATTACACCGGGCTTGCCAATTACCTCTGGGGCCACTGGACACCGGAGCAGGGCGGCAAGCGCTGGAGCATGTCGGGCCCCGTAAGGCAGCCGGTAAAGGAGCCGGCGACACCTGTTCGGAGGAATTACAGCGAAACGAAGGCCCCCTATCCACCGAAGGGATATCGATTGGTGGAAGCCAGGAGCACGCCCTACGGATACTTATATTTTAAATATGTGAAGGACGTAAAGAGGGAATAGGGGGACGCACTTTTCTACAGGGGACAAGGACGAAGAGAGCGGATTGCCACGTCGCCCTTCGGGCTCCTCGCAATGACAGCGAAAGGAGCTATACATACAGACGGCAAAAGCGGCGGGGACAGGAGCCCCGGTGCGGTGCCTTGTAAATGCGTAAAGTTTCAGGACCACGGGAGGGTTTATGTCAACCTGGAAGGAGCTTAGCGATACCAAGTGCCCCTTTTTCAAGCGGGTGCGGATGGAGAGCCGGGAGATCGTCTGCGAAGCGGAGATCGATGAGGCCTCTGTCAGCGCCCAGCGCTTTGCCTCCCGGCCACGGATGAAGAGGCACTTCCGCGATTTCTGCTGTGAGATGGAGTACCAGGGATGCCCGCACTATAAGGCCGTCCTGGAGAAGTGGAAGGAGTAGAGGGAGGAGCGGGAGGCGGGCCGTCGAGGGCGCCGGCCCCTACAGGTAAAATCCTTAGAGGAAGTGAATATAACAGACAAAAAGCCGGGGGTTAGAAATGACCCGGCTTTTTGTGCTACCATTTTTTGCGGAAGGCGGGGAAGACGAGGGCGCGGATTGCCACGTCGCCCTTCGGGCTCCTCGCAATGACATGCAGGTAAAGGGACCCAGCCGGATCCCAGAGAATCGGATTCGGAGGGGAGGACGACGAGAACGCCCGCTTTGAGTCGGGGGCCGTAGCCCACAACGAACGGTGCGGGTGTTACGAGGAGACGGATCGGGGGTGGTGAAATGGCGCAGCGGAAACAAACAGACTGGGCGGCGGTGGAACAGGACTATCTGAGCTCCGGTGACAGCCTGAGAAAAATTGCTCAACGCTACGCGTTGGCACCGACCACCGTCACCCGAAAGGCCAAGCAAGGAAACTGGGCGGCCAAAAGGGAGCAGTTTGAGAGCAAGAGGCTGTCAACCTGGGCGGAGACGGAGGGCAAGATCCAGGGAGAGGCGATGGCAGTCTCCGTCCGTGCTTGTGTGGAGGTCGCCATGGGAATCCTCAGCCGGATCCGCCAGGATGTGGAGAATGAAAAGCTGGAAATCTCAGCGAAGGACTATCGAAGTTATTCCGGCGCCGTGCGGGATATTTATGCCGTGGTGACGGGAGATTTGGACATTGACCGGAAACGGGAGGAGATCAGGCTCATCCAGGAGCGGGTCAAGTTCCAGGAGCGGGTAATGAATCAGAGCAAGGAGGACAAGGTCATTCAGGTGCTTCTGGGGGACGGCCAGGAGTATGTAGGGTGAGAAGAGGAGACGGGGGACGCGGATTGCCGCGTCGCTTCGCTCCTCGCAATGACAGAGGAGGATAGATAGATGGCAAATAAGACGTCGGCGGCAAATGTTAAGATCAAGGGCGTTGCGCCGGGGAATGACATCGAGAATTATGATCCGCGGCTGCAGAATCAGCAGAGACCCGCGAGGCCGACCACCCCGACCACATCGTCTGGGGGCAGCTGGCTCGGCGGGCTGGGGCAGGCGGTGCGGGCTGTCGGTGACAGGGTCAATTCCGCAGTCGCAGCCGCACCGACGACTCCGGCGGCCCCAACAGGAAGCAGCAGCGCTTATGCCGCCCAGGCGGTACAGGCCCAAGAGACCCCCAAAGCGCCCAACGTCACCCGGGCGGACCTGGGAACGCAGGCACCTACCTGGAACTACAACGGGCAGGCCCCCGCCTTTGATTACAACGGGCAGGCTCCGGCCAACTACGATCCGGAGACCGACAAGGCCTATCAGGACGCGGTGGCAGCTCTCCGGCAGGCGAAGGCGGCGATCCCCGGCTATAAGGACACCTACGGAGACGATATTGACGGGCTGTATGAGCAGATCACGGGCAGGGGTGATTTCCGGTACGATCTGGAGGGGGATCCTCTCTATCAGCAATACAGGGCGCTGTATATGCAGCAAGGTCAGCAGGCCATGCAGGACACCATGGGGCAGGCGGCTGCTCTCACCGGCGGCTATGGCTCCAGCTATGGCCAGAGCGTGGGACAGCAGACCTACAACGGATACCTGCAGCGGCTCAACGAGGTGGCGCCAGAGCTCTATGACCGGGCCTATCAGAGGTGGCTGAATGAAGGGGATGAACTCACTCAGCGGCTGCAGCTGGCCCGAGGGCTGCAAAGCGATGAATACGGACGGTACCGGGATGAGGTCTCCGACTACTGGCAGAATGTGGGATATGCAGACGCAGACGCGGAGCGGGCCTATAACCGTGGCGTGGATTCCTGGAACCGGGACCGCAGCCTGGAGGATACGGCCTATAACCGTGCGGCTGATCAGTGGTCAAGGGAGTATCAGCTGGAGAATGATGCCTATGACCGCGCAGCGGATCAATGGGCCAGGGACTACACCCTCTATGGAGATAAGCTCTCCCGTCAGGAGGATGAGCGCAGCCGACTCACCCAGCTCATGCAGATGGGCTATACCCCCACCGAGGAAGATCTCATCGCCGCCGGGATGACCGGGGCCGAGACACAAGCCTGGCTGGACTACATCGCCGCAATGAACGCGCCGGCAGGAGGCGGAGGAGGTGGCAGCAACGATAATACGAGTGCTACAGGGACAAGGATCCCGTCTTCCCGAACCAGGACCGCAAGCACAGCAAGCAGTGTGGTGAGCAAGGATCCAGTGGATTACACTGGGCAGATCATGGACTACGCCCGCAGCATGGCCGCGGGCGGAAGCACGGACAGCGAGATCCGGGAGATGATCGACTGGGCCGCCCAGCAGTACGGACTGTCCCAGGAGGACAAGGAGAAGCTCACAGGGCGGACCTATTATCACGCACCAAGGTAAAAAAGAACAATCGGCAACTAAGGGGCGGGGAATCCCGCCCCATCTGACAGGAGGGAAAAATGGCCATTAAGAAGAGCGGCGGAAAGCTGGCCATGGACAGCGTACAAGAAAGAAAGCGGCAGACGTCTCAAGCCAAGGCGTCTGCTGTCGGTGTTTCTGCGACAAAAAGGAACAGTAGCGATCCTATCGCAGAGCTGAGGGAACGCTTTCCCGTTGGAGGGGGAACAGGAAAAGGAACTCAGACCAGCAGAGTGACCCAAGAGCTGCAGCAGCGTTTCCCGATCGGAGGAAAGCAGAGCGGGAGCGATTCAGCCGTTGCTTCGGGTGTTTCCGGGGGACAGCAGAAAACCGTACTGCCACAACGCTCCGGCGTGGTGGGCATGGCTCAGCGAGGCCAGCAGCGAATGATGGCGACAGGGCAGCTCATCCAAGACGCGAAGGATGCCCGGCGTCAGAGCTGGGTGGGGCAGGATCCCACGGCATTGGAGACAGTTTATCGAGATCTTACCAGCAGCGGTCAGAGGCGCCGGAGCCTGGATCCAACAAATGACGCTGAGAAGATCTCTCAGCAGTATGGGGAACTGACACGGGCGGCCAATGCTGCGGAGATGAGCTGGCGGGATGCCCAGTATGATGAGCTGCTTACACCGGAGCAGCGCTTCGAGGCCCGGAAAGCCTATATCAGCGCAAAGCGTGCTATGGAGGAATATGCCGCAGATCCCTATGAGACCGTGCAGGACAATCAGGAGGAGCTGGACTGGCTGCGGAAGTACATCGACAGTGGGGACGCGGCCTATTATGCCATGCGGCAGAGGGGCATTGACCTGGACACCATGACACCGGCGGAGGTCGTGCGATATTTGGACGGCGAGGCTTCACAGGCTGGGACCCAGGACCTGGTGAATGACTATATTCTCCACGCAGCGCAGAACGGCGGAATGCTTGGGGCGGAGGAATACCGGGATCTGGCCGCTGCCCAGGAGCAATATGAGGCGCTGCAAAAGCGCAGCACAGACGATGAGCGCAAAGCCCTGGAGGATGCCGTGACGCTGGCCAACCTGAACCGTGGGGGCGCGGACAACGGCGTGGAGCTGAACCGGGCTGTGACCGCCTATATGCAGGTGGCCGGGATCAGCAAGGAGGAGGCGGAGAAGCGCGTCTGGCAGTCCGCCGATTGGACCCAGTATCAGACGGTGCGGGAGAATCAGCGGGACCTCTATGAGCGATCTCATGACAATGGATGGAGCTCCGTCCTCTCCGTGGCCGTACAACCCATTGCCAACCTGCAGGCCCAGGGGGATATTCTGGCGGGCGCTGCCACCGGCCAGGGAGCAAGAAGCTATGACGCCGGGATCTCCCTCTATCAGGGGAATCAGACCATTCGACAGTCACGGGCGGACAAATGGGGCGAGAGCGCCCTCGGTGAGACGGTAGGCCCCTGGCTCTATAACGCCATCATGTCCACAGCTGACAGCGCGGTGAATATGGCGCTGACGCAGGGGATGATGGGCGCTTTTTCGCCGGCCACGGAAGCCGGTGCCAAGATGCTGAGCCAGACCGTCTCCAACCTTGTCATGGGCTCCGGAGCGGCTACAGGGACCTATATCGATTCCAAGCAGCGGGGCATGAGCGACAGCGACGCCCTGGCAAGATCCATCATCTCCGGTGCCATTGAGGGCTATACCGAGGCCGTGGGCGGAGAGAGGATCTGGGGTGAGATCTCCAATGATGACCCCTTCTGGAAAGCACTGCTGAAATCAGCACTCTCCGAAGGCACGGAGGAATATGCCTCCAACGAGCTGAACCGGATATTCAACCGGGTACTCTTCCCGGAGGGGACCACCGACGAAGAGAAGGTGACCATCATCACCAACCTCATGGGGGCTTGCGGCTTCTATGAGGCGGCGGGCTATGACAGCAAGGAAGCGTTTTATCAGGCGGCCATGGCTGCGGCTGGAGAGGACGCCAGCGCTTTCCTGGCCGGCGCTTTCTCCGGTGTGCTTATGACCGGTCCGGGAAGAGCAGGAAGAGCGGCCTACAATGCCATCGATCAGCGGGCAAGGACCAAGGAGCGGGTGGACCTGGGCGAAATCGGCGGTGAGGAAGCGGGGGAGCAGACAAGCGCACAGAATGCCGATGCTTATGAAAGAACGGGAGGGACAAGCCCCTCCCCTACGGAGACGGGGGGCGGACGAGCGCCCGCAGGCGCCGTGCAGGGCGGTCAACCGGTCGAAGACCGGCTCTTAGACCGCCACTTTGCCACGTCGCCTGCGGCTCCTCGCAATGACATGCGTGAGACAGGGAACGAAGAGACCCCTCATCCATCGGCTTCTCCGACACCTTCCCCCCAGGGGGAAGGCTCGGAGGCGGTTAGTGCCGGGGAGAAGGTGCAGGCGGCAATTCGGGAGAGCACCGGCGGGCGGATCAGCAATGAGACTGCCGATGCCATCCGGGAGGATCCTGAGGCCATGGCCATGCTGGAGGAGGCTGCCGGGCGGGCCATCGTTTCCGGCCGTGCCCTGGAGGTCCGGGAGGATATCAAAAAGGCCGCCCGTGAGGCGGTCCAAAACGGCGGATTTGAGACGATGCGCTTTATCGAGCGGAGCGGTATCGGTGAGAATGGAGCGGCGCTTCTGAGAGAGATGAGGAGCGGGGAGGACGCCACCTCATCCGCCCTTCGGGCACCTTCCAGCACAAGGCACCTCACCGCGGCTGCGGAATCTAACGATTCCGGCCGCGCTGGGCCTCAAGGGGAAGGCTTGGACATGCAAGAGAGGGAGTCGGCCAAGCTCTTCCAGAGCTTTGATCAGCTGTATTCCGCTGTGAGGAGCGGAGACGAGGAGCGCTTTTACCGCGCCTTTGACACAGAGATGCAGCGGGGGGTGCTCTCCCGGGAGGAGATCGAGCGCGTGGTAGAGGCTGCGGAAATGGACGCGCAGGACGCTTCGGAGATGGAGACACCTCATCCGTCGGCTGCGCCGACACCTTCCAGCACAAGGCACCTCACCGCGGCTGCGGAATCTAACGATTCCGGCCGCGCTGGGCCTCGAGGGGAAAGCTTTGGGGAGCGGGCCGCCGAGGGCGTCGGCCCCTACACGGAAACGGGGGATGAGGGGAACGGATTGCCACGGCCCTCCGGTCCTCGCAATGACATGCGTGAGACGGAGACGGAGACGAGGGACGAGGGGACACCTCATCCGTCATCCGACTCGCGTGAGACGCCGGATGACACCTTCCCCTCCGAGGGGAAGGCTATTGTTAGTGAAACGGAGGATTTGAGCAATGGCAGAGAAGAGATATCTTTACGTGAAGGCGGCCAACGGGATGACGGCCAGGGTGCCGGAAGAGAAGCTGGAGAGCTGGAAGGAAGCGCAGGAGAAGCTCAGGCGCGGGGAGAAGGTACCCGAGGCCGAGGAGCTGCGGCGGAAGCTGGAAGAGCGGTTTCACCTCTCACCGTCGGAGAACTGATCTCCACCCGGGAGCTGGGGCTGGAGAGCGGCACCGATAAAAAGTCCCTCCGCCGGGTGACGGAGGGAAAGACCGGAAGCATGGAGAGGGCGGAGCGGGCCGCCAAGGCCAGAGGGAAGACGGTGGTATGGTTCACCGGCGGGAATCTGGAAATGGCGGACGGCACCAACGCCAGGGCGACCATTGACGGCGATATCATCTATGCCCGGGCGGATCATCCCAGGATCGACAGTGAGGCCTTTGTGGGCCATGAGCTGGGCCACGACCGGATCGATAACGGTGAAGTCCATGTGGCCGAGGTGGTGGACGCCCTGGAGGAGAAGCTGGGAACGGAGGACCTAAGGGCCATCGTCCGGATGTACGCGGACACCTACGCCGGCATGACGGACAATGAGGCGGTGGAGGAGATGATCTGCGACGCCTGGGGTAACCTGAACACCTACCGGGGAGCGCTGGGCCGGAGCGCCGCGGCCATGGATCGCTTCCTTGCCGCCGCCCGGGAGATCATGGGCGTGGAGACAGTCGAGAATGAGGAGCTGGAGCGGCTGGACCGCAGGGAGGCACGGGCCGCCACAGAGAACCAGGCCAACGGCGTCCGGGAGACCCGAGGACCGACAGAGACACGGTACAGCAGAGAAACAAGCGGCCCGGGATACGAGGGGAAATCTTTGTCAGAGGACGGTGATGTGTACAGTTACGCTTTCCTTACATCACAAGACGATATGAAAGTGACCCACCTGCCCACACTGAACGAGCTCACGGGCAATGGAAACCGCTTTCAGAAAAGAGATATCGTTGACGCAGGCATGAAAAACGCCCGCGCCGTAGGAACGGAGCGGGACGGGAAGGTTTATGTCAGAAACGATTATTCCGGAAGAGAGCTCCGGATTGACACCGAAAGCATTCGCCACGGGATGGAGGGAAACAAAACAAGGCTCCTCACCAATGCCAGGCTGGGCGGCGTCATCGGAGAGGTCGTGAAGAACAGCATCCCTATCAACGCGCTGCACAACACCTCAGCGGAAGCGGTCGGTACCTATGCCATGGCAAGCTATGCCACGGACGACGCAGGCCGTGAGTTTATCGTCATCACAACCGTAGAACAAAGGAGCGGTGCCGTGGACGGGATCGAGGTCTACGACGTGGCCCACGCGCTGAACGGAAGGCAAAAAAAGACCGACCGGTCAGCCACAAGGGCACAGAGTGTTACCTCTACCACGGTCGGCACTATTAGTATAGCTAACCTTCTTCAGATTGTCAAGAGCACCCATCAGAGTATCCTCTCCGAGGACGTTCTGCGGAGCCTGGACGAGGAACGGAACCCCCAAGGCTTCTATGCGAACAAGGTCAAATTCTCCCAGGAATCCGATAAGCTGGAGAAGCTGGCGGAGCGGAACAAGGAGCTTCGGGAGGAGCTGAAGGAGCTAAGGAAGCAGAACAGGAAGCTGGGATACGAAAACACGCGGCTGAGGGATGAGCAGAAGGCCCAGCGGACCGTGAAGGCCGAGGACGCGGACAGGATGGCGCGAAAGCTCCTGAAGCAGTACGGAGCCAAGACCGATGCCCGGGAGATGGGCCGCCTCATCAAGGAGGTGGGAGATGCCATGCTCCAGGCCCCGGAGGGGGACAGCGAGGCTTACACCCGCCGGGTGGAGGACCGGGCCACGGAGGCCGCAAGGATCCTCTGCGAGAACGCCCAGGAGCTGAATGAGAAGGGCGGCGAGGGATTTTATGACAGCCTTCGCAGCACTCTCAGGGCCAGCGGGAAGATCTTCTTCCCCCAGGCACAGCGCAGCGACGTGACGCCGGACAAGGCGGACTGGATGAGCTTTCAGCGATCCATGGCGGGGACGCTGCGGCTCTCCCAATCCAGCATTGACGCCATCGGCGTGGATACGCTCTACCAGGGACTGACGGACCAGTTCGGGGACAGCCTTTTCCCGGAGGAGATCACCCACCCGGCGGATCAGCTCATGCGGGTCAAGGAGATCCTGGACAGCTATCGCCCAGTGTATGAGAATCCCTTCTCCTACAACATGGCGGAGGCCATCGAGTACACCAAGAACCAGATCATCACGGAAATCCTCTCCGGGATGGAGGAGCGGAGCCTGGGCGTCAACCAGGTGACAGACGCCAGAGTGCGGCAGCTGGAGATCCGTATGCAGGAGCAGCAGAGAGCGGCCGAGATGAGCCTCAAAGAGGTACGTAGACAAAGAGATGAAAAAATTAAAAAAATAACAGATTATTACAACGGGAAAGCCGAGGAAAGGCGTGATAACAACATTCGAAACACGCTTCTTTCGCTTGCCCAAAGGGCAAAACGACTTAAAACAAACAAGGCAAATCGTGATGTGATACAAACGTTTATAGGAGACCTTGATACTGTATCACGAAGCCTTACCGGGAGTCTCGATAAGACTAATAAAAAAATAACAGGCGGAGAAGCAAATACACTTCTAGAGCTCAGCTATTGGTATCAAGAGAAATTATTAGATCCTGATTTTATACCGGATCCACGGACTGAAAATGCCCTTCATCGGCTGGAACTGAAGCATATTGATGACCTTAGTCTTGAAGAATGTACTGATCTGATCAGCGCATTACGTAACATCGAGAATGAGATCCGGAACTCCAAGAAGCTCATTGACAGCGCCGACGCCCGGGACATCTACGCCCAGGGGGTGGAGATCATGCGGGACGTGGAAAACAGCAAGGGCAGCAAGGCCAAGGGGCTAGGGGCCGTGGCGGATAAGCTCATTGTGACCGAGACCCTCTCCCCGGAGCGGGAGGCGAGGCGGATCACGGGCTACAACGACAGCGATCCCCTCTATCGGGCGGTGCAGGACCTCTCCGAGGGGCAGCGAAGGAGCATGGACTATCAGCGGCGGGCTTCGGAGCGATTTTCCAAGTACACCAACGACAAGGCCTTTATGGAGGAGATCCAGGGGAAGAAGGCAAAGCTCATCGAGATCAAGGGCATTGACCCCACCCAGGGACCTGTGACGCTGTGGATCACCAAGGCCATGCGGATGAGCCTCTACCTGCACAGCAAGAACAATGAGAACCTGCGGCACATTGCCGGGGGAGGCGTTAAAGTCCCAGACGCGGATCTCTATAAGAGCGGCAACGAACGGGCATGGGCGAACGGAACCAAGATACGTCTGACACCCAGCCAGGTGGCGGCCATCTGCGCCGGCATGAGTACCAAGGAGAAGAACTTCGCGGATGCTGCCTTCGACTACTTCAACACCATGAGCAAAGAGGCGGTGAACGAGGTCAGCGAGAAGCTGAAGGGCTACTCTCTGGCGGAGGTGGAGAATTACTTCCCCATCAACACGGATAAGAACTTTGTGGGGAAGGACTTTGAGGCCATCAAGTTTGACGGCAGCATCGAGGGCATGGGCTTTTTGAAGGAGCGCGTGAACTCCAATTCTCCCATCATGCTGGAGGATATGAACGCGGTCCTCCTGCGAAGCATCGGGCAGCACGCCAAATACTACGGCATGGCCATCCCGGTGCGGAACTTCAACAAGCTCTGGGGCGTGAACAAAAACTGCTTTGATGCCGACGGGAACTTTCTTGGCGTGGAGAGTTCAGTGCGGGAAGCCATTGAGAGCAAGTGGGGCGAGTCTGCGCCCAAGTACATGGAGAAGATGATGAGCGACCTGCAGAACAGCAGAGCACAGCTCAGCTCCTGGGACAAAGCGCTGGCCAAGGCCCGGAGCAACTACGCCGGGGCCGTGCTGACCACCAACCTCTCCGTAGCCATGAAGCAGACGGCCAGCTTCCCAACCGCCGGCGCTGTGGTGGGTGCAGGCCCATTGATCAAGGCATTTCGTTATGTGACCACCGGCGGCAAGATCGACGAAGCACTCATCGCCAAGTACACGCCCCTCTACTGGTACCGGGCCCAGGGCTACTCCACCCAGGAACTGGGGGACATTGCCAAGCGGGGAATGAAGCTCCCCAAGGCGCTGAACTGGATCCAGCTTGCGGACCTTGCCACCACCAAAACCCTTTGGAAGGCGGCGGAATACAGCGTGGTCCGGGACGCACCGGCGCTGCGGCCGGGGACGGAGGAATACTATCAGCGGGTGGCGCAGGTCTATAACCGGATCATCGAGGAGACCCAGCCCAACTACACCACCATGCAGCGGCCCCAGATGCTGCGGAGTGACAGTACCCTTCTGCAAAGCCTGGCCATGTTCAAAACCCAGCCCTTCCAGAATTTCAACATCGTCTATGACGCGGCGGCGAATCTGGAGGCCAAGGCCCGGGCGGTGAAGGTGGAGAACACGGCGGAGACGCAGCACGCCTATGAGACCGCCAAGCGGGACCTGGGACGGGCCATTGGCAGCCAGGTTTTCTCCGCGGCGGTGTTTGCCGGTATGACGGCTGCCTGGAACGCCTTCCGGGGGAAGATGACCCGGTACCGGGACAAAGACGGGGAGCGGGATCTCTGGGCCTTCCTGAAACGCTTCGGCCTGGACATGCTCTCCAGCGCCGCGGGGACGATCCCCTTCGGCTCCGACGCCTGGGAATTTATCGAGAGCAGGCTAACCGGCGGCACCTACTACGGATTCAACGACGTGACTTCCTCCGCCATTGACGATCTCATGGGCGCCATGAGCAGCGCGGAGAAAGCCCTGGAGGATCTTATAAAGGCCACGGTGTCCGGAGAGGAGATCTCCTGGACGGATCAGCGGCTGAAATGGGACAGCATCCTGAAGGCCACAAGCAAGATCGTGGGGATCCCCTTTGAAAACGTGGAGAACATTGCCAACGCCCTCATCTATCAGACAACGCGGTGGTTCAGCGGGGAATTCGTGGGCGGCTATCAGATGCTGCGCTTTACGACAAGCCCCAACACCAGCGCCGGAAGGGCCAAGTATTTTGATAATCTTTACCGGGCCTACCGGAACGATCCCAAGGCCTTCAAGGAACTCTATGGCATGATGATCGAGAGCGGCGACTTTGACGAGGATGGAATCAAGAGCGCCATGGAGAGCCGGATGAAGAAGAATGAGGGCGTCAGCAGCGTGAAGGAGCTGAGCGCCAGGTTTGAGGCACCGTGAGGCGAGGACCGGGACGGGGACCGGATTGGAGCATTTCTCCCTCATCCGCCCCAGTGTACGCACTGGGGCACCTTCCCCCGCTGGGGGAAGGCTTTTTATCTGAGAGTAGAACAAAAAGCCGGTGGTTAGAAATGACCCCGGCTTTTGTGATACCCTCGGTATATCCCAAGAGGGAGCGGGCATGACCCGCAGAAAGGAACGCTATGACAAATAGCATCATTTGGGATCTCCAGATCCTTGCCGACGGCGGCGCGGCTGGCGGCCAGGGCGGCGGAGGTGCCGCGGGCGTAAATGGGCAGGGTGCCGCCGGCTCTGCAATCACGGGCGAAGGAGAGCAGGGCGCCGCCGACCTTGCGGAGATGCTTGCGGAGCGGGGCGTGCCGCAGGCTCTGATCGAGAAGCGCCGCACGATCCTGGAGCGGAAGGACGCCGAGGCCAAGCGCGGGCGGAGGGTCCAGAGCGCACAGGTGACGCAGAGCGACGCCCAGGGGGCAGGGGGGACGCCCCCTCATCAGTCGGCTATGCCGACAGCTTCCCACCAGGGGGAAGCCGAAAGAGGGGAAGGCTTGTCAGCTCAGGGAGAAGACACTGAGGAAGTCAAGGACGCGGGGCAGAGCACCGGGAGGATGACCTTTGAGGAGATCCAGAAGGATCCGGAGTATGCCCAGCAGCTGAAGGAGTACACCTCCAACATCGTCCGTCAACGTCTTGGCGAAAAACGTCAGGCCGAGGAGCAGCTGAGGACCCTTGCACCTGCCATTGAGACCCTGGCCAAGTACTACGAGATGGGTGAGAATCCCGATCTGGGAGCGCTGGCAAAGAAGATCGAGGACGACAGCGCCTACTACGTCGACCGGGCGATCCAGGAGAACAAGAGTGTGGACGAGGTTCGGCAGAAGGACGCCGAAGGCCGACGGCAGCGGGATCTGCGGGAGCAGGCCATTCAGCAACACTTTATGCAGCTGCGGCAGCAGGAAGCGGCGATGAAGCAAAGCTATCCCGCCTTTGACCTTGCCACGGAGCTGCGAAATCCGGTATTTGCGCGCATGGTCGGCCCCGGAAGTCTCGTGAGCCTGGAGGACGCCTATTTTGTCGTACACAGGCAGGAGATCCTTAAGGCCCAGCAGGAGGCGGCACAGAAGGCCGCCATGGAGGCCGCGGCCCGGAGCATCCAGGCCGGGCAGAATCGACCCCAGGAGAATGGCACAGCCGGCCGGAGCTCCCCCTCCGGACCGGTGATGATGACAAGAGAGCAGCATGAGGACCTGAAGCGCAGGATCCATGCCGCTGCGGCAAGAGGGGAAAAGATTTATCCAACGTAACTGGCTCCTCATAAAGCGCGAACCGTTCGCGGCGGCATAAAAACCGCCGCTCACCTTCGCACTTTCTCGTCGTCTTCCAAATCGGACCCGCTGTGCTGGGCTCCGATTTGGTAAGGACGGGGAGACAGGAGCGGAAAGGAAAGGAGACAGAAATGATTAAATATCTCATCATGCTCATGGTGATGATCGCACTCATTGGCGTCATCGCCGTGCGCAAGCGCAAGGCGCCCAAGGCGGTGCCCTTTAACCTTCAGCTTTTGGCCGACGCGGGCACCCTGGTGAACGCCACCGGCAGGTATCAGAACGCCTACGATGCTTCCGATTACCAGGCCTTTGACGCCAACAACACCCTGGCGGCGGAGCTGAAAGTCTTTTACGATACTGAGCTTCTGGAGAACGCCCGGCCGAAATTCGTCTATGCCCAGTTTGCCAAGAAGCAGCCCCTTCCCAGAGGCAAGGGCACGACTGTGGAGTGGCGCAAGTGGAACACCTTCGCCAAGGCCGCCCAGCTCACCGAGGGCGTCATCCCCACCGGCCAGAAGTTCGGCCTCAGTTACATCCGGGGCGAGATCAGCCAGTACGGCACCTATGCGACGGTCAGCGATAAGCTGGAGCTGCACGCCTACGATGATGTCATCCTCGGCGCCGCCGAGGAGATGGGCGCCAGCATGGCGGAGACCCAGGAGTATCTCATCCGCCAGGCGCTGCTTACCGGCACCAACGTGCTTTACGCCGACAACCTGAACGCCGACGGCAGC